GTACTCAGTACCAGCAGCAGCTGATTCAATCAACATATCCAAGATCTCAAGATCGATCTCAAGACTGATGTACTCAGACATTGTAGAAGTCAACTCAGCCTCAGCATCCAAGCTATGGTATGCATTCAAGTCTTGAGCGAATTCAGGAGTCCATTGTGCTTTCAACTTCTTAGTCTTAGCAACAATAGCCTCAGATCTCATAGAGACGTTAATCTGTGGGATAACGATATCAGTAGTTGACTCAGCGTTAGGAACAGCGTAGCTAGCACCTGATTCGAAATCACCTCTTGCATTATCTTTAGTGCTTTTGTTAAATTCAACTAAGAAAGAACCGGATGTTGGAACCTCAGCGGTAGTAGCGCTTACGAAGAAGTTGATTGTTCCGTTTTGTACGTAGTTAAATTCACTCAAGTTATCAGCAGCACTGATTGAACCGGAAGTGATTACAAAACCTCTAACACCTAATTCGTCGAAATCTCCAGATGCTAAATCAGATCCGGTGATTTGAATTTTCTGAATAGATCCGGCAGCTACTGAAGCACTGTAGTTTGAATCGTAGTTAACGTCAGATAGGGTAACAGTAGTACTAGCTACGTTATTTGAAGAAGCAGCAGATTGTGAAAACTGGTTAGAAGAATAAGTGAAACGACCTGCACCGTATAAACCACCAGTGGCAGTGTTACCGAAGTTAGCAGAAGCATCACCGTAAGTAGAATCACCAGAAGTGAAAGGATTCTTATCAGTTCCGTATTGGAAATCCAAGAAGAATACTAGACCTGAAGGTAAGTTCATTGGCTGTACGCTAACGAATTCCTTAGCAGCGATTTGACCAAATACTTTTCTTACCAAAGGAAGAGCAACACCAGCCCACTGCTCACCAGTACCAGCTGTAAAGCTTGAACCAACGCCAGTTTGAGACTGCTCAACTACCAATTGCTTTGCCTGATTCTCAAGAATCATAGACATGTTATTTTTTTCAGTGTCGCTTTTCAAGTCATCCAATAGACCTGTAGCGTCCCATTTCTTTGCTAATCTAACCGCGTCAGATTGCAAACTCTGCCATGGGTTAGCAGATTCCAATAATTGTTGTACGTTTGACATTTTTATGTACGTTCTAGTTTTTGTTTTACTTTAAGCCTGCAAGTTTTTTAAATCTGTTTACCATGTCGTTAGTCTCCACTACAGGCTGTTTTGGGGATACTCCGACTGCTTTTGATGCATAACTTTTAGATTCTTTAATAGCTTCTTTCTTAGTAACTGTGCTTGTAACTAATCCTTCTGATAAGGTTTCATAAACAAGCTTAACCTCTTTAACTGTCTCAGCTTTGTCAAAAGTAGTTAATACTTTAACTTTCTGAGCTTCGGTTAAGTTCTTAGCTTTAAAGATTTTGTTTGTGTAAAGTAACTTAGAATTCAATAGATTAACTTCGTGAAGTTCTGCTTTCAAAGTTTCGATTACTTTAATGGCTTCTGCTAATTCTTCTTCCATGTGTTTCTTTTCATCTTCATCATGGTCTTTTTTAGCTTCTTCCATCTTTTCTTCTTCCTCTTCTTCAGCTTCCATCATTGGTTCTTCCATCGGCTCTTCTTCACTAGGCATTTCCATTTCAGCACCAGCTTCATCTTCCATACCTTCGTGACCGGCTTCTAATTCACCAGCTTCGATCATTTCATCTACCACATCTTCAATAAATGCTTTCAAATCTTCTTCAGACATTTCTTCAAGGTCGAAATCCTCTTCTTCCTCTTCCTCTTCCTCTTCAGATTCAGTTTCTTCTTCTTCAGCCTCTTCAGCTTCTTCAGATTCTTCCTCTTCTTCTAATTCAGATAAAAGTTCGTTGAGTTCTTCTTCAGACATAGTGTCGTCATCGTGCATCTCTTCTTTCATTTCTTTTTCAGAATCGTGCATTTTGGCTTCTTCCATCTCTTTTTCGTCCTCGTCTTCCATTTCTGTAAGTTTCTTCTCAAGCATAGATTTTAATTGCGGAGTGAACGCTTCTTCCAATGCCGCCTTGGCATTAGAGATAGCCATTTCCTTGACAGCTTTTGCATCAGCAATAGCTTCTTTTAATAAATCTCTGTTTGACATTTTGTTTTGTTCCTAAATTTAATTTTGGAAAGTACGCTTATTAGACTATGCAAGCGTAATGTAGTTGTTAAACTTTTTTTTCAGAATGCTATATTGAGATAGCATATCTACTTTTAAT